AACAGCGCTGAATGCCCACTAGGTAAATGGTGAAATAAATGACGTTAGTACCATTAGACATACCCGCAGGCTTCTATCGAAACGGCACTGATTTAGAGCAGGCAGGGCGTTGGCGTGACGGATCGCTAGTTCGTTGGCGTGACAACTCATTGCGCCCGATAGGTGGTTGGCGTGAGCGCAAAACATCTTTCTGTACGAACCCTGTTCGCGGTATGCACACATGGGAAACAATCAACGGCAATGCTTGGTTGGCTGGTGGTTCGCATGATGCGTTAGTTGTGATGACAGGCGGCGGTACGCTTACAGATATCACACCGACTGATTTGGCGACAGGCCGTGAAGATGCGGCAACTAATACAGGTTTTGGCGGTGGGTTTTATGGTCTAGGATATTACGGACAACCAATTCAGGTGTCAGAAAATAGTGTTCCGCAAGAGGCAACCACATGGTCGTTAGACAACTGGGGTGAATATCTTGTAGCTTGTCATTACGATGATGGTCGCTTGTTGGAATGGCAATTAAACACTGCATCAAATGCTGCACCGATCACTAACGCGCCCACAGATAACTTAGGTTTGATTGTCACAGAGGAGCGTTTTGTTTTTGCTCTTGGTGCAGGTGGAAATCCACGCAAAGTGCAATGGTGTGACCGTGAGAATAATACGCTATGGACACCCGCAGCAACAAACGAAGCTGGCGACATTGACTTGCAAACATCTGGTCAGATCATGCAGGGCATCCGTACACGCGGTCAGACACTCATTATAACGGACACAGACGCGCATACAGCACGTTATCTAGGCCCACCATACGTTTATGGCTTTGAGCGCGTAGGAACATCTTGCGGAGCGATTTCACGCAAATCTGCATCTGATGTGGACATTGGCGTTTTCTGGATGGGTCAGCGCGGGTTCTTTGCGTTTGACGGTAACTCTGTTTCAGAAATACCGTGTGATGTTCACGATTATGTATTTGGTGACTTTAACGTAGCGCAGCAATCAAAAGTTTGGTCGGTTGCAAACGGTCAGTATGGTGAAATCTGGTGGTTCTATTGTTCTTCTAACAGCACAGAAATAGATCGCTATGTGGCTTTTGATTATAAAGAAAACCACTGGCTAATTGGTGAGCTATCCCGCACATCTGGTGTACAGCGTGGCGTATTCCGTTATCCGTTCATGGCGGGTCATAACGCAGACAGCGACATTTACGATCACGAAGTTGGTTATAACTTTGACAGTGAAACGACATTTGCTGAAACAGGCCCAATCAGTATGGGTGCGGGTGATAACATTGCAAAAGTCACAAAGCTGATACCTGATGAAATTACGCAGGGTGACGTAAACGTAACCTTTAAGACGCGGTTTTATCCCAACGCGACTGAAACTACGCATGGGCCGTTTACGCCTGCCAATCCAACAAGTGTGCGTTTCTCTGGTCGGCAGCTTCGTATGCGGGTGGAGGGTCAGAGCGCAACCCAGTGGAAAGTTGGCAATATGCGAATAGACACTATTGCTGGGGGTCGTAGGTAATGCCAAGTCCTATTCTGCCACCTATTGGGCCTGATCTGCGCCAGTGGGGTCGGCAATTGTCAGCATACTTGCAAGGCAATCTGGCAAAGCTAGGATTTAAGACAGCCGAAGATAACCCGTCAGAGGATGGTGTTATTCTTTGGGATCGCACAAACAATTATCCTGTAGTATCCAAAGACGGAGCGTTTGTTCAGATTGTCCTAGAAGATGGTCATGCTTCTTTCTATCGAACTACGGATGTAACAGCGGCAGCAGCAGATACAGCCTACGCAATAACGTATGATGCGCCCACGGGGAATGTCGGAATTGATCGTGATGCTACCGACAACAGCAAGATTGTGTTTAGCGAAGCAGGCGAATATCTAGTGATGTTTTCTGCGCAGATTTCGTCATCGTCATCTAGCACGGTGAAATTTTACTTTTGGCCCAGATTAAATGGCACAGATGCAGCAAACAACACAATCATTTACGCACTGCACCAGAATGATGCCACGCAGGTTGTTTCGCGTTCAGCTAAGTTTGATGTAAGCGCGGGTGACGAATTACAGGTCATGTGGGCTGTTGATAGTACATCGGGCTTTTTAGATGCATCAGCAGCAACAGCGTTTTCCCCAGCAGCACCAGCCACAACCTTACACATCACAAGGATGCACGGATGAACGATTTAACACCCATAGATCACTTGGAGCGGTGTCGGCCTTGGATAGAAGCGGCGTTGGAATATGCTAATGGCACACACGAATATCAAGATATTGTGGATGCAGTGAATACTGGCAACATGCAATTGTGGCCTGCCCCAAGGGGGTGTATTGTTACGGAAATTGTGGTATATCCTAGAAAAAAGGTGTTAAACGTGTTTCTAGCTGGCGGCGAATTAGACCAGATTATGGACATGGATAACGATGTAAAAGCATGGGCGTTGGCACAAGGGTGCGAAAATGCTACAATGACAGGAAGATTTGGTTGGAAAAAACCGTTGATGGCAAATGGCTGGGAGCCGTTATATGCCACATACAAAAAGGAAATTGAGTAATGTCTAAAGGCGGTACAACAACAGTCCAACAAGCTGCACCACAAACGGTGACGCAAGATATTCCTGATTACATCGAAGATGCTTCCAAGCAAAACCTTGCACTAGCGGATCAGCTTTCTAACATTGGGTATGTCCCTTACTACGGGCCAGACGTTGCAGCATTTACACCTATGCAGCAGGCAGGCTTTGAGAATACTCAGCAGGCCGCAGGGGCGTTTGGGATGAGTACGGGCGCGGGTCAGTACATGCCAGAGGCAACACAGTTTGCAGGCGGCGTACAAGGTTATTCATCAGCGCCAGTATTTGAGCAATCCGTGCAGAACTTGCAACAGTATCGCCCAGCGCAGGCGCAGTACATGGATACGTTCTTTATGAACCCAGTGACAGGTGTTCAGGGTGCAAACGTAGTTCCTGAAGGAACACCAGATTTCGCGGTACAACAGTATCAACCAACATCACCTCTTGGCGTACAGCCAGTGAGCGTCCAAGGTAGAGGAAAGTAACATGGCAGGCGGTGCAAACCCAGCAATGACGCAGGCAGCGTCAAATCCATACAGCCAAGCATCTATGGCTCAACAGGGCGCGATGGCACGAACGGCGGCAGGCATGGGTCAAACCGCAGCGGGCGGCATGGCAGCTTACCAGAACCCCTACGAAAACCAAGTTGTGCAGCAAACACTGCGTGACGTTGGGTCAGCGGCACAGATGGGATTGAACCAGATTGGCGCACAGGCACAGCAAGCACGGGCGTTCGGTGGATCGCGTCAGGGCATTGCAGAAGCGGAAGCGATGAAGGGCTACACGCAGCAAATGGCAGATGCGGCTGGTCGTTTACGCGCTCAAGGATTTAACACTGCACTAGGTGCCTCACAGGCCGATCTAGGTCGTCAGCTAGGCGCAGCGGGTCAGCTTGCAGGTCTGGGTCAGCAATCATTTGGCTACGGTCAGCAAATCCAAGACCAACAAATGCGTCAGGGTGCGGTACAGCAAGCGGCAATGCAGCAGCTTATCGATGCGGGCAGACAGCAATATCAAGGTTACGCAAACGCGCCAACACAAAAGATGCAGCTACCCCTACAGGCTCTTGGCATGGTGCCTTACAGCACATCGCAAACAACCACAGGTGGTGGTACACAACAGAGCTTCAACCCAGGATTGTTCAACTATCTGCAAGTTGGCGCAAGCATGTTTGGATAAACTAAATGGCAGAGAACACACGCGCATATTACATGCAATTAGCACGGGAAGCTGCGCGTAAGGCGGGTGTTCCCGAAGACTTGTATCTGTCGTTAATACAGCAAGAAAGTCGCTTTAATCCTAATGCCATATCTCCAAAGGGCGCGATTGGTTTAGCGCAGCTAATGCCAGACACCGCAGAGGAACTTGGCGTTGATCCTAGGGACATCAAACAAAACCTTGCTGGCGGTGCGCGTTACTTAAGCCAAATGATGAGCCGCTTTCCCGATCTCAATATGGCGCTTGCGGCGTACAACGCTGGGCCTACAAAGGTAGAGAAATTAGGTCGTGTTCCTAACTTCCCAGAAACGCAAGACTACATCAAAGCTGTTCTTAGTCGTTTGCCTAATGGTCGCCCAGCTAATTATCCGCTTTCAGCAAGCATGACCCAAAGACCAGTTCCACCAATGTCTCCAAGACCAGTTCCCTCAAAGGAAAAACCAATGTCACTTCTTAGCTTTATGCAACCCGATAATTCAGGAATGAACCTTGGTCAGCGACTGATGAAACGTGATCCAAATACGGGATTAAACTTCTTTGGTCGCGTGGGTGCATCACTTGATCCTCTTGTTCTGCAAGGCACTGGCATGGGGCAGCAGATACGTGAGCAAGGCTTGCAACGCGCTGCATTCGAAAAAGAGGATGCGACAAAGAACGCTACTATTGGAGAACTAGAGCGTATTGCTGGCGGTACGGGCGTTGGTGCGGCTTTAGCAAAACAATTGCTTGGTGCGGTGAAGTCTGGGGCCATGACACCCGCAGAAGCATATAAGGTTTTGACAGCGCAGCTTTATGACACTAGCGGCGATACGATTAGATCATCTGTTAAGTTTAAAAATGGTGCTTACTATGTGATTACCGACAAGGGTCGCAAAGTTTATAACACAGAAGGTATGTTAGTTCCTGAAGGGCCAGAAGCAGCAAAGGTTTTGCGTGAGGCAGAACTAAGCGGTATTGCGATGGAAGGTTATGGCGCTGGAACCGTAGAAAAAGCAAGATATCAACAAAAATACGCAGAGGATTTGTTTGGTAAAGCTGCGCAAATTACAGAGAATATCGCTACGATTGATGAAGCTATTAAACAAATTGACGCAGGTGCAAAACGCGGGCCAGTTTTGAACTTTTTGCCTAGTATCACACCCGCAAGTTCAGCTTTGGACACCGCTTTAACAAGGATGGGTTTGGATGTCATTTCTACCGTTACATTTGGGGCTTTGTCAGAGGCTGAAATGAACGCAGCGATGGCTACTGCTTATCCTCAAAATATGAATGAACAAGACCTGCGTAAATGGCTTTTAGATCGCAAAAATGGCCTGATTAAGCTGCGCAAATATTCTGAAGAAGCAGCAATTTATCTGTCAAACCCAATGAATACAATAGAAGAATGGAAACAACGGATGATTGATCGCCGTGATCAATCAGTAGCAAATGAACAAGTAAATCCATACATGGGTATGTCGGTCACGGAGCTAAACGCAGAGTTTGCAAATTATTCAGAAATGACAGAAATACAAAAGACGCAATTTCGTGCTGCGCTAGAAGCAGCCAAAAGTCAGCAAAACCAATAGGTGACAAATGGCTAATTTAACTATTGATCAAATGTTGCAAGGCATCGACGCAGAGCAGCAACAGACCACACAGCGCCTTCTCTCAATAGAAGAAATGCTGCAAGAACTAAATGGTGGCCCAACACCAGCAGCAGAACCTGAAGAACAATCACTAATGGATTGGTTTAAGGGTGGTAAGCGTGAGGAAACTATACCTTTGATCCAAGGCGCTTACTTGGGCTTGCCAGAGGACAAAGCGCGTCAAATGACTGCATTGTTGGCAACTACAGCTAGTGATGACCGCTTGCAATCTGGTATTCAGAAGATTTTGCCGAATGCGCAGTTTGACAAAGACCAATACGGCAACTTGGTTGTAATTGCGCCAGTTTATCGTGACGGTCAGGAAACACAGCAATACACACGTTTCTATCCAAACCCGAAAGGATTAAACGCTGTTGATTTGATGCAGGGTGCTGGTGCTGTTGCGTTAGGCCAAGCAATTGCGGCGACAGGCGGTCTAGCTGGCCTACCCACAGCAGGTATGCTTGGCGGTGGATTGATCGGTATGACAGAGGCTGCAATCGTTGAGGCAGCAAGTTCTAAGCTAAGTGACGATCCCTTCCAAGTTTTTGACATTCCAATTGGTTTCTTCGGTGGTGCGATAGGTGCTAAAATTGCGCAGGTTTTGGGTGATCTTATTGCAAAGGTTAAGAGTAGACCATCTTCTGTTTTGGACAAGAATGGCAACTTAAAGGCTAGTGTTCGCGCACAACTTATGCAGCTAGGCTTAGACCCTGATAATATTACTGCTGAACTAGCTGCAAAGATCAAAGGTGAAGTTCGTCGGGTTGGTAAACCAGAAGCATCAGCAGTACTTGCAGAGGCAGAGAGCCTACCAACGCCAGTACCCCTAACACGCGGGGAAGCATCTGGCTCACGGGCGCAGCAATTGTTTGAGGATCAGGCAGAAAGCGGTGCATTTGGTCAGGGTACACAATTGTTCATGGAGAGACAGCGTAGGCTTCAGCAAGAGGCTTTGTCAGAAAACCTGTCTCAAATACAACGCGGTTTAGGCGGTGGGGAAATCACCACTGGTCAGGGTGGTGCGGCTGCGCAACAAGCCCTTGCGACACAAAGGGCAGCAGAAAAAGCAGCGGCTACTGAATTGTTCAATATAGCAAAGCGGTCTGGTCATGCGTTTATTAGCCCAAATATGGCTGGCGCAGTAGCGGACGATTTACGCACGGTTTTGCGCGACTACCCACCAATGGAAATACGCGCTGTCGATCAGATCGTCAGTGAAATGGAAGAAGTCTTAGCAACAGGTGGCGACATCACGCGACTTTTCCAATTGCGCCGACAGCTTGTAAACGCAGGGGATGCTGGATCAGTTACGCAAAAAGCAGCGGGTGCAGTTCGTCAGCAGCTAGATGCATCCCTTAAAGCTCTTGTAGATCAACAGCTTTTACTTGGTGCTGATGAAGCAGTAACAGCACAACTTGCTGCAATTCGTAACTATGCTGATTTTGCAAAAAAGTGGAAATCTGATGGTATCCTAAATAGACTGACTAAGCAGGTGACGCGGGACGGTGAGCTTGTGTTTAAAGAGCCACCAGAAAATGTAGCAAATTACTTGTTCGGCGCAGCAGGGTCAAAGTTGAGTAAAGGTACGCAAATGGTTCGTGATTTACGGACTATGAAAGCTAACTTGCCAGTAGAACAATGGAATGAACTGCGCCAAGAAGCATTTATTCACATGGCAAACAAAGCCCGCAAAATGGGTGATGATGGTCAGCCTGTTATTTCTGGTAGTAATTTTCAAAACTTTTGGAATGAAATGAAGAAAAACAATCCCGATCTTGTATCAGGTTTGTTTAGCCCAGAAGAACAACGCTTGATTTCACGGTTTGCTTCAGTTGCAAGACGCGCGACAGCGGGTGCCAAAAACTACAGCAACACAATGACTACAGCGAA